TCTGGTGGGTTTGGGTTTATTCCTGTGATACCAGAGAAGGTTGAGCCAGAGGAGACACTTAATATAGACGAAAATGGGATTAGGGCAACAGAAAAAAAACCTAAAAAGACAGTAAAGAGTAGCACAGCAAAACCAGTTTCCTCTGTAGGGGGTTCGTCTGTAGGAGGGACGGTAAAATATGGGCGTGACTGGGGCGGAATGTCAAACCTAGAGATAGAACTGTATTGCTTTAGGGAGGCGGTGTCAATAGACAGCGGTGGTGTAGGGAAGGCAGAGAACTTCTGGAACATTGTTGCTATCCTGTGGCCCAACGACGGAACATGTAGAAAGCCCTATTGCAGACAACCTTGGGCAGAGCGCATGGTAACAGCGGCTACAAACAATCAAATGTTATCCGTGTCTGGTTGCTCGGGTTCCGGGAAAACGGACTGGGCGGCAGTGTGGGCAATTATTAACTGGTTGTGCGACCCACTTGGAACAAAGGTGATGGTAACTTCCACATCTCTCAAGGCAAGCCGTAGGCGTATCTGGGGTTCTATCGAAGATTACTGGTCAGCCCTACCAGACCATATCCGTAGCATAGGCAGACTTGCTTCAAGCTTCGGTGTTATCCGTGTATCAGACCAGACAGGGTTTCGTGCATCCGAGCGGTGCGGGTTGGAGCTAATCCCCGGCGAGCGGAGCAAGGAGAAAGAGGCAACGGGTAAGATCATCGGTATCCACAACAGAAGGATTCTTCTTATATGCGATGAGTTGCCAGAGTTGTCTCCCGCTCTTATGCAAGCGGCTATATCGAACTTGACGAATAACCCTTGGTGTCAAGCAGTTGGGTTAGGAAACCCTGCGTCCTACTTCGATGCACACGGAATCTTTAGCACCCCAAAGGATGGGTGGAAAAGTATCAACGAAAACTCCGACGAGTGGGAAACTGTTTACGGATATGCAATCCGATTCGATGCTGTAAAAAGTCCTAACATACTGGCGGGTAAAGAAATATATCCCTACCTTCCTACACTAGCACGGTTGGAAGACGCAAAGAAACGAATGGGAGAGTCGTCGTTCGGATTCTACAGGCAGTGGCGTGGGTATTTTCCTCCCGAGGGTGGGGAGCAGACTGTGTTCTCCGATACAGACATTGTATTCTTTGGGGCAAACTCTACAAGGGTGACGTGGGCAACTCCTCCAACAGCAGTATGCGGGTTCGACCCAGGCTTTACCAATGATGGGGACAGGAGCATTTGCTATTTCGGGTTGCTCGGTCACAATACCGACAATGTTATGGTTCTTCTATTAACAGAATACATTGTCCTAAAGGATGATGCGTCTGACAGGACAACGCCAAGAAACTTTCAAATCGTCCGAGCGTTCAAAGCTGCGTGTGAACTTAGAGGGGTTCTTCCAGCAAACGCAGGGGTGGACATTTCTGGTGCGCCAGCCTTCGGGGATATTATTTCTAGTGAATGGAGCAAGACCGTTCACAAGGTTCAGTTCGGTGGGTCGTCCTCTGGGTGGAGGGTCGGAGCGGATAAGGTTTCAACCAAGGAACGGTATGCAAACAGGGTGACGGAGTTATACTTTGAAGCACGGAACTATATGAGCCGTGGTCAAATCATAGGAGTATGCCCAGACTTAGCCCGTGAACTCACAGCCAGACGGTTCTCCACAGGGAACGGCGCAGGTAGCGGGGTTTCAAACTATAGGCAATCAACAGTTTGCATCGAACCAAAGCGGAGACTGAAAGCCCGTGTAGGCTCTTCCCCAGATGTAGCTGATGGAATGGCTGTCTTGTTTGACGTGTGCAGAATGAAGCTACGGTTTAAGTTGGACAAGCAAGCAGGGAACAAGAACAGTTCTTCTGATTCTGCACGGTGGGTTCCTGATAACAGGGGAAACCCAGATTTTAGAACAGCAAGCAGTCCAGAGGATAACCGTAGAGAAATACTTCAGTTGCTTACAGAAGAAGAACGTGCTGCCGAGAAGAAAATTAGGTATAGAACGAGACCGTTAATGCAAGAAATGTCCACAAGATCAGTGACCAGGGGAGGGTTTTCTACTGGTATTCGTGTATTAAGGTAGCAGTTTCGGTAATTATTTGTGTATAAACTACATTTTTATATTGCTTTATTCTAAGATTTATGAAATATATTCGTAATTCATTTGTTCATTGTTAGATAATTATGCTTATATTCGTTCCTATTACCCGTGTTGACTATCACCTAGCCGTCCCTTTATTCAAGCTGATGGGTGTATTTGGTGGAGTCCAAGGGCACACGATGGTGGTTGCTTTTATGGACAGGGCAATCACCGAGGTTGATAAGGAGTTTATTCTAGCCGAGGCGATGAAGCTCGGGGATAAGGTGTATTCGATAACACACACGTTTAACGTAGAGTATGGGTGGCCCCGCTCTGCCAACCTTGTGTTCCAAACAGCCGCCATGATCGTAGAACAGAATGGGGCATACGGAGAACCGTGCTGGTATTTCTTTGAGTTGGACAACTGCCCCGTTGTTCCAGATTGGGTTGGAAGATTAGCACGGGCATACGAATGGAAGACTGCGATATATTACGGGGTAAGAGAATATAAACCCGTAAGTAATAACGAAGGGGAAGACGGGTCAGCGTTTATGCTTGGAACTGGTATCTACCCACCAGACACTTTTTCAAGGGCTAACATGTGTAGGCACTTACACATTATCGGGGAGAGGTTTGACTGGGTGTTGCGCCCACAGATTACCCCGTATGCCTGGCCAACAAAGATGATCGCTTCATATCGTAGGACGTTAGAGTATTGTTATGCAGGAGGTAGCAAACACTTGGTATATGGGGCAAAAGTTTTGAACGACGACGGCTCAACAAGGCTAAATGTTGTAAGTGACAAGAAGGAAAGAACCATAGACTTAACCAAGACTTCCCCCGTTGTAGTTCATGGGTGCAAAGACACATCACTAATTCAACTAATTTCAAAGAGATTTTCAAACACCTCTAAGGTGGTAATCACAAAACAAGATGTCGAGGACGACGAAGAAGACCAAGACTAAAACCAAAAAACATTGACCATGGCTACTAGAAGAAAACAATCACGAAAAGCTCCGCACCCCGACAATGAAGAATCGGAAATGTATGAAGACGATGAAATGGAAGAAGGTGGGGTGGGTGGAACATGCAAACTATGCGGGGCAAAGAAAGGAACTTGTGCTTGCGAAAGCTCGGGTAGCTTAGGAGAAGAACGAACGGACGGGTTGGTAGGTTTCCCAGAACACGGTAAGCCAAAGCCACGGGTGAAGGATATGAAGTCGCTTCACGGCGTGTATCTAAAGTTCTGCGCTGACGATGAGCTTGCCGCATATAACCGATCACTGGTTCGTGATGCCGCCGATGGTGCGCCCCCTTATCCAAATTCGTCAATCGAAAACGAGGGAAGGTTCAATCTAAACTTCCACGATTTGTCTGCAATCATGGATGAACGGAACGGGGTTTACACGGATTTAATTGAGTCTGTCCCAAATCTTGCACGGTTTAGTTTCCCAGAAACGATGCAAGAGGACAACGACATTATCCGAAAGCAGAATATCATCGAGGAGGAGTTCACACAATTAAACAGGTCTGACTGGTCGGAGTTCTATTCTAACTGGGACTTGTTGGTGAATGAAATGGCACAGCACGGTGTCGCATTAGTGTATGCACCAGATGAGCTTACATGGAAATGGGAAGCCGCTGGGCTTGATGATTTCATGGTTTCCAAGAAAGCCAAAGCACGGGAGTCTGCCGTAGATGTGATGTTCATTCGTGGGGTGTTCTCCGTGGATACAATGTATCGCATGATTAAAGAAGAACCTGTAGCAAAGGGGGCAGGTTGGAACATCGCCTCTGCAAAACGAGCAATGGTTCGTGCTTCAAGAGGACTACAAGGTTCAGCTAATGGGTATTCCTCAAGCTGGGCTGGGGTTCGTGCCGACCTTGATGCAGACGGAGTATCCAACGCATACTATAAGGCTACAGATGTCCGTGTGGTTCATGTGCTGGTTAAAGAATATGAATCGG